GCGTTCCATGATGCTCGGATCGTACTTGGCGGCTTCGCGCACCAGCTCCGGGTTAGCGCGGAATGCCTCGGCCTCAGCGAGCTTCTGCTGCTCAAGCTCCTTGTCGCGCCCGCTGAGGTTGTTGTACAGGCCAGCGGTGGCAAAGTTCGCAGCGTTCTGGAGGAAGTTCTCGAAAGCCATAGTGTTAGTACATCATCGATCTACCTGCACTTCTTCCGCGCATCACCTTCATCGCCGCAGCGAGAATCTCATCGGGATCGTAGTTGATGTATCCGTTGTACGGATTCAGAGCCTCCTGCATGCGTCGAGCTGGAATCGGAACAGTGGTTGGTTCAACAACGTAAGGAGCCGATGTGACCGAAGACCCCGGAAGGGTGATCGGCTTAGGGGGCTTGGGTGGAGTAACCGGAGCGACCGGAGGCTGGCTCAGATCCAAGATCGGAGTCGATGTAACCGAAGATCTCGGAAGCACGATTGGAAGCCTACCGGGAAACCCAACAAGCCCTGTGCCACCGGAAGTTACTACCGTACCATCCTCAAGCTTGATTGTAGTCGGAGGTGTTCCGGCTCCTGTAACACCACCGGAAATTGGCGATGGAGGATTGTAGGTATCGGAAGTGAGAGTTTCATCCCCAGGCTTGACTCTCTCATTACTTGGAGGGGCTTGAAACTCAAATTCACCCTTCCTCCAGTTGTATGGAGCCTCTCGACCATACGCATCAAGACCGAAAAAAACGTCTCCAATCCTAACTCCAACCATGTCTGGGACAAGATCACCAAGTTTATATCCCGGATAACCGGGAAACTCGTCAACCGTATCGCTAGGCGATGACAGTGTTGAATCGGTGGTATCGTTTGCCATATCTCAAGCCTTAGGAACCAAGCTATTGATCCGACCGATCATCCAGTTGGCCACCAGCTTCTTCGCCTTCGGTTTATCCTTAATCCACTTCGCGAACTTCTCCGCGTTGCTGTCGTAGAAGCTCTTAAACCAAGCGGGTCCAACGAGTTCCTTCCAGAAGTAGAACGCTTCCCACTGATCGGGAATGCATTCGCGAGCGACGTAACAACCAGCAGCACTTCCGAGTGCGCCGATTGCGCTAGTAACACCCTTAACTATGGCCAACGGAGAGTTGGCTTGCGAAGCTTCGAACGCATTCTGAGCGTTCTGGAGCGCGAAGCTGGAACCGGTCTGAAGCAACTGACCAGGACTAGCTTGCTGCATTCCCTGAATGTACTGAGGAGAAGCGAACGGAGACGCACCCTGCTGGAGTCCGCCAAGCTGAGCGGCTTGCGAGACGATGGGCTGGAGACCGAGAGCGGACTGGATGTTCGCGATGTTCTGCTGCTGGGCACCCTGACGCTGTTGCTGCGAAGCCATCTGGCCCGCAAAGGTCTGTTGCTGAGCGGTGTTCCGCTGACCGGTGGCTGCGAGGATATTCTGGAAAGATTCCTGAGCTTGGCGATTGGCGACATCGCTCGTGGTCTGGCCGCTCTGGAGTAGGCCAAGAGCTTGCTGACGACGCTGGACATCGGCATTCGCAATAGCCTCACCCACCGCCCGCGCCTCGCGGAAAGCGGAAAGGTTGCCAAGGATGTTTCCAGTAGCAGTTCCACGAGCGCGAACGGCTTGCTCGGCGGCTCGGATCATCGAAGGATCGAGAGTACCGGCTTGAGCGAGACCGGCACTGATCTGGCGTTCGAGGTTGCTGCGGATGTTCGCTGCCTCGCCAGTATCCTGCGGGCCGGTAGGCATGCCGACACGCTCGTAGGTGGGGGCAGCGGGAGCGGTCTCGGCAATGGAACGCTGGCCAATATCCTGCAAGAACTTGTCGTAAAGCTTGTAACGTTCAGGATCAGCGGCAGAAAGCTCGGCCCTACGTTGCTCGGCAAACTGAGTTCCGTACTCCTTTGCGAGATCGAGCTGAGCCTTGGTCTGCTCAGGGGCAAGAGATGCTAGTGCGCGAGCTGTTTCGCGTGTGGCATCGATGTCAGACATGCCGCTGAAATTAACCGTTCGGTACTCACCGGTTTCTTTGCCGTTTTTGTAGATTGGAACCCGAACCTCTCCTCCAATCCGAGACGCTGCCTCGATCTGCCGTTGAAGCGGAAAGGTTTCGATCGAAGCCATGACAGCCTCGCGGTTTGCCGCCGCCATATCCGGTGCTTTATATGTTCCACCCATAGGAAATCCTTCGGTTCATTAGGAGTTTGAAGTATCTGTTGAAATCGTACAAACGGGAAACGCCTTTGTTGAATCCGCCCACTTTGGTGACCTTATCTGAACAGACGGTCATCATGGCCAACCAGAGAGTCTGAACAGCTTCAGGCTCAACCCCAATCACCATCTCGATCCAAGCGATGTGGCCATCGGGGAAGTTGTTGTTGATGTCTTCCGCTTCCTCAATTGAGTTCAGGAAACGAACAGCTCCGACACCAACGCACTCGCCCTTCTCATTCTTAATGATCCCGATCTGCTTCATCTTGTTGAAGATGCCGATCCAGTTCAGGAGCTGATCATCGTTCCATGTGGAACAAGTTGGCCAATGAAGCCTGAGCAGCTTAGCTGCTTCGATGATAGACGGATGTGCGTTCATTGCTGAGGACGCACGGAATCGACGAAGCCAGAGAGAATGGCGGATTGGAATGACAGGCGACCGCCCGCATTGGTTTCAACCTTAAATTGGATCGAGTTCCATCGACCCTTGCTGATGAGGTTGTAGGCTTTCAGGAACTTCTGAGAACTGGTGATGCTCAGGCCAGGATCAATCGTGGAAAATGTTCCAGTCATGTCCTTGGCATAGGAAACGGTAACCCCGGTATTCTGGGTGGTGTACGGGTTATCGAACGCAAGCTGTATGCTGTACCCGATCTTGTCGGGGATGGGTTCCCCAAGGTTGTAAGCCTTTGTGGTCACCGATGACTGGTATTGCGAGCCACCATCCAGATAGGAAGAAACAGGTGTTGGTTCGGTGCGGCTGTTTGGCAGGTAGTCGTTGAATGACCAGACCTGATTACTTCCAGCAGACACTGCGGTCATGTCGCCAGCGAACATCAGCACGGGGCCAAAGCTTGAGAAAGATGTGGCAAAGAAGTCGTTCACTTGCCAGTTGTCCCAGTATCCAAGCCAAGAGCGGGCCAGTGAGTGGTAGACGATGATCGCGTTATTTCGAGGAATCAGGTCTTCGAGTTCGAGATGGTAATCGTTTTCGAGAAGCATCGCATACTCGCTTTCGAGACCAATGCCGAACGGTCCTTCCTGAACGAACGGAACTGCGAGCAGGTATCGGTTATTCCAGAACACACCGTCGCAGAGTTCGAGGCGCGTCTTATCAATGCGGCTGATGAGATCGTTGATCGGGCTGCTGAGCGCGAGTCCAACGCTGGTCTGGGTGCCCGCTTGGATCTGGGCCATCGAGCGGATGCCGTCACGAGACAGGAAGAAAACGTCAGCACCTACCGCAGCAATGGATCGGTGCGAGGAGCAGCCGATGTTTCCGCTGACGAGTGAGATAGACCAATCAGCGGGATCTGCCGTTGGATCGGCATCCACAGTCCAGATGGACCGCTCCTTGAACACGAGCAAGCGGTATCCGAACCACGAGTAGAGACCACGAATCGGATCGCCATCGCCACCAACGCGAATGGAACCAAGCGGGTCCCAGACTTCGCCATCGAGGATGTCTGAGAAGTAGAGGGTATCTGGAGGAACCGTGGTATCTGCCGAAACGCACCAGAGACGATTGGTATGCGTTGTGAGGTAGAGAGGCTTGGCAGGAGCGGCGAGGGATACAAAGGCCACTGCATGCGCTCCACCACCGCCAGCGATGCTTACTGTGGGAGCTGTGACATAGCCGCTTCCGGGGTTGTCGATACGGATTGAAAGCACATTACCATCAAGTCCGCAGATAGCTGTGGCTGTAGCCGTCACGCCACTAGGAGGAGCAGATATGGTTACAGCGGGAACATTCGACAGGTTTGAACCCTGATTAATTACATCGATGCGGCTGATCTTACCGGCAGCGATGGATGCGTTCGAGTTCGAGCTGTTGACATAACGCAGTGCGCTATAGCCATCCGCGTAGAACAGTTTCTCGTTGAGCTGAGCAAAGTAAACGTATCTCGCGAGAGAATTGATCGTAGATCCGCTGATGACGTTGTACGAAACGCCAGGAGATCCGTAGTATAGCAGATTGGTGTTCGCGTTGATATCATTCAGAGCGATTACCAGACGCTCTGAGGCGGACGTATCAAAGTAGAAGCCAGAGTAGACTTGGCAGTTGATTGGAAGGTTGGAGGCGAAGTTGCCGGTGGTTGCCTCCCAGTTTGTGATAACAGCTTCCCAGTTAGTGGTGATGCTGTTTCCAACCAGTGAAACGGACCCGAGACGAGTGACAAGGTTTCCAAAGTCATCGTAGTCCATGTTGATGGCCGACTCCAAGCTTGTGGCCGGAATGGCATCTGGACGAGTAGCTGAAACGACACCAGTGCTGAACCCATTGCTTCCATCCAGAAGCATCTGGTCGTCGAGTGCGTCTGAGGATTGGAAT